AATGAGTTCCGTGTCTTCCGTGTCCGTTTCGAGCCGACACCACGCAGTACCGAGGCCCGGAACGAGCAGATCCAGCGTACAGTGACGCATGGTGGCGTCGAAGAGGTCGCGCGGGTCGTCCCCGTCGGGGGAGATGGCCCTCTGCAGGATGTTCGCCGCCACGCGGGCGAGCTGATCCTTGTAGTCCAGGAACTTCCGCTTGACTTCGGGCTTGGGAAGCTGGGCGTACAGAGCCGCCCGCATGATCTTCGTGTTGGCGTAGAAGAGGTTGAACCACTTCTGGGGCGCATCCATCGCGTCCCGCTCGTCGACGAAGCGGCGCACCGTCTTGCGACCGCGCTCGTGGAACTTCTTCAGCTCCTGCTCGGCGTACGCGATCTCCGTCCGCCAGAGCTCGTCCGGCGCGAGCTTGCTCGGGTCCGTGATGGTCGGGTTGCCGCTCGCTGTCGCGCCGTCGAGACTCAATGGATTCTCCTATCCCCGAGGAGGGCGGTGCGGTCTTGGTGCAGCCCCTCAAGGTGGAACGCGTAGTTCAGGCCCTTCTTGACCTCTTCCCGATTTTCGGCCCTCGTGGCCTCGGTAACCGAGATGTTGAACTTCGAGCAGGCCACGACGCACATATATCCGAACGCGTCGGCGTAGTCGCTGCACCAGTCGTGAAGGGGCGTGTCGCTGAAGCGCAGAGTATTCTCGTCCCACTCGCGCCGGTAGCCCTTCAGGGCCTCGACCAGCTCCTCGCCCTCCTCGGCGTCGATCACAATTCGGGGGAACAGCCGACGGGTGGCGGCAATGCGGTCGCGCACCTTGTGATTCGGGACAATTTTCGGGTGCAGGTCCTCCTTCAGGAACTGCTCGACGACTGAACGACCCGTTTGGAGGTTCTTGGCCCTCGCGTCATGGGGCAGCCAGATCTGCCCAAGCTCTCCGCGGAACTGCTGAAGGTTGTCGATGTGGTGAAAGATGTCCTTGCCCTGCGTCGCATGGACTCCAACCACGCGCAGAGTGCCGTCTTTCCCTTCTTGCCAGAAAACGGCGACCGTGCTGTCGGTAAACCCGAGGTCGAAGATGACATGGGTGGGGAGATGCTGGTCGTACAGCCCCGAAATCACCCTCGCCTCGGCAAAGAGGGAGTTCACCTCGTCGCTGTAGATCGCCCCCTTCAGCGCTGCATCGAAGCTGCACTCGTATTCCTGTGCGTACTCGTCGGGGTCCATGTCCCTACGCAGAGACGCAAGCTCGGAGGGGGCAATGATGCCCGACTCCGAGGCCTTCAACTCCATGTGAAAGTGAGTCTGCGGGTTCTTCACCGCGTTGCGATAGGCGTCGTAGAAGAGGTTCTTCCCCCGAGGCGTGCTCGCAAAGACCCACCAGCCGTTTCGGTCAGACAAGGCCGGTCGGATGATGGTGGAGAATACACTTGGACGAAAGAGCGCGTATTCATCACCCACGCCCCCGTCAAGGTACATCCCCCGCAGTGAATCAGGATTGTCTGCGCCGAGGCAATAGATCGTTCTGTCGCCATGGAGTGTGACCTTCAGCTCGCTCTCACTGGGGGGCTTCGCGAGGTACGGCTCGGCGTAGTCCTTCAAGTAGGCCCACGCGATGCGTTTGCTCTGCGTGAACGTGGGGCCAACGTATGCGAGCTGAGGCTTCCGCTGCTCACACTGTAGCGCTCCCACAATCACGTCATTGACGAGTGCCACCGTCTTCCCCGCACGCCGATGGGTATTCAGCACAGCCCATCGTTGCTTCCTGTTATGGAAGCCCATGAACTGCGAACGGGGGACGTACTCGATCGCGGCCACGAAGCTACTTCTTCTCGCCGATCTTCTTGGTGTCCTTCTTCTCTTCCTTCGCCTCGGCCTTGAGCTCCTTCGACTCCTTCGCCGTCGGCAGCATGGCGACACGCGAGGCCAGGATGCTCAGCAGCCTCTGCTGAACGGGGAGTTGGGCGTCCAGGTAGTCGCGCTCCTGCACCGTCACCTTCGTCCAGTACTCCGGGGACGCTGCGAATGCGGCCAAGTCCGCCGTGCGCTGCTCGAGGTCCGAGTACTCACTCAGCAGCCGATCCTGATACGCTTCCATGTCGTCACCCTTCCATCTTTCCCGTGAGTATGTCGATCACCTCGCCAGTTTTCTGGTAACTCAGCCGTTCAGGCCCAGCCCAGTTGATCTGGATACTGATACCCCCTTCCGGCGCCGGCGGAGGTCCGCCAATCATCCGTCCGTAGAGCTTGTAAAACTCGGTGGGGTTTTGATCTGCCCAGAGGACCAATCTGGGGACGCCGCCGATCAGCTCAAAAGCCGTCAGGAACGCCTTTTCGACTCTCTTTCTACCGACAACTCTGGGGATCCCGTATGGGCGGGGGCGAGCTGCCAGTTGACGGAGGGTTGCGTCGTCTTCCTCTTCGAGGGGGGCGACTGCAGTCTGGTCCATGCGCCATTATACACCCGTGGAATATCGGAAAGCAAGGGGCGCAAGTGTAACAGTTTTCAAATGAGGTACTTGGTACGAGGCTGTGGTGGGCATCTTGCGGGTACCGGGCACTCAGTACTCCGGCAGAGCATCGGAACGGAATTTTGGGTGATATTTTGTCGTTCCCATGAGACGCCGCGAGCTCACCCCCCACTGCCGATTTGTAACGAAATGAAACAGCGGCGACTTAGCGCGGAGAAAAAAGTAGCAAGAATACAACAGTGAAGTAGCAAGAATACAACACACGTGACGCGCAGGGCATGGCATACTTCTGTTGTGGTGTAGGCGTTACCCCTCACCACCGGGTCCACCGGCACCTTCGCCCGGCTCCCGCCAACTGTAAGGAGTGTAACATGTCCAAGCGCAACAAGAGCACCAATCCGGTGCAAGAGCTCGACACCGCGGCCGAGGGCACCGAGCTGGTGCAGGGCACCGAGCTGGTGCAAGACGCCCCGGAAGAGGGCACCGAGGGCACCGAGGGCACCGAGCCGGTGCAGACCAAGGTGGCGCGCGCCATCTCGGTCGGCCACGCCCGCGAGCTGAACTTTGGCAAGCGGCCGGACCCCGAGGCGCTGGCTGCGGCCGGCGTCGTGCGTACCGCGAAGGGTGTGAACCCTGAAAAGGCCCGCGTTTACGGCTACGATACCGACAACGGTAGCGTGCCCAAGACCGGCGTCATCGCGCTGGTGCCCGGCGTCGTCGGCACCCCGAAGGGGGTGACCAGCACGCAGTGGGAGCTGCTGCAGACCTTCGCCGGCCAGACGGTGCAAGCCTGCTACGACGCCAAGACGGTGGCTAGCCGCACCGTCCGTCGCAGCTACCGGGCCGGCGCCATCCGGTTCGTCCAGGGCTAATGCCCGAGGCCCCTCCGGGGGCCTTCTTACCAGATGGGGCAATCCCGCCCCATCCGCTAAGGAGTTCTGCATCATGGCTAAGCATTCTGTCCGTACCGCGCCCGGCATCCACACCGGCGACATGCCCCGCACCGAGGACATCCGTGTCCGCGTGGAGGGCCTGACCCCCGACTACTCGGAGGACGGTGTCTTCGTGCTGGCGGGCGTGGCCCTCGGCGACGTCAACTACGCGGCCATCGCCGAGGGTCTCGCGTCGCAGGGCGTCGACCTGGAGCTGGCGGAGCGCGCCACGGAGCAGATGGCGGAGTACATCTACGCCCAGACGCTCGCGGCGGTGCTGGCGAAGCGCATGACCCGCGTCGGCTAAGGGAGGCCAGCATGCTGACACTGCAAATCGCCGGGGGCGTGGCGCTGGGAATCATCGCCGTTTGCCTGAGCGAGGTGCTCTGGGCGGTGCTGGGAGCGCTGATCCAGTTCGCGGCTAGCGTCGCGGCCGGCGCGGCGGCGCTCTGGTTCCTGGGGAGCGTCTTCCACTTCTGGTGACCGCGCCCAGCGCTCGGCACGAGGCCCTTCGGGGCCTCTTTTGCGACCTGACGGTCCTCGGTCCCGATCGTCTCCGTCCGGAGGACTCGGTTCCTAGTCACGATCCGGGATCCGCCTAATGATTGGGGCATCCAGTATTCCAAGGTGATTTCCAAATCCCAATCTCGAACTGAGTGGGGAGGGCTTGACACGCGCGCCTCCGTGCGGGGGCGATAGTACTCTGTCGTAGGGCGGGGCACTCCGCACGGGGGCGCAGCAACTCAGCCCGGTAGCTGGGTGCTAGTAGCGACGTGGTGTTTTTGCCACAATATATTGGGGGTGAGGTGAAACCGCCCTTAAGCCGTTTGTATTCTATGTCGCTACTGTAGCTACTGAGTGCTTTAAGAGCCAAAAAACCCTTTAAAAACAACAACTTAGAGCAGTAGCGACGTAGCGTCACACCGTGGCTACTGCGCGGCTACCAGACCGAACTCAGTGGCTACTGAACGGAGTGCGACGGCTCACGAATCGGTTACCCGTACCGAAACCGGAGTGCTCGGTTCAGCGAAACCTGTTCCTAAGGAGGTGAGTGCGGCACTGGTCGTGGCTGTGAAACTGGTCCTCAGCACCGCGTACGACATAGTAGTGCTCTGCTATCCCATCCTGCGGCTTGACCTTGTTCCCACGGTTCGCCCGCTTGAAGTGAGCCTTGAGCTGCGTGCCGAACGATATCTGCGGTATCCTATCCAACTCTTCGCCGATCTGCAGGGCACAGAGCGTCCTAAGCTCCTTGTTAGTGAACAGTGACCTCTCCCCCATAGCTTCAAGAGCCTCGCTAGGATTGCGTGCCAGATCCATAACCCAGACCTCCCAGCCCGTGCGAGCCGACTCAATCATGTCGCTCTTGGCAGTGGTCCAAGGAGCCCATCCAGCGGGGTCGAAGCCATGCATGTTGAGCGACAAGAGCCACTCGTACAGATAGGATGGCCCCTTCTCCCATCCCCAGAGGCGCTCCCAGTAGGTACGATCTTTAACGCGGGAAACAATGGGGTCCCACTCGATAATGGCCGAGCGCCTGTCTTGCTCGTCGAGGAACAGCCCGTCGGGGTAGTTCGTGGTGATAATGATGTTGACGTGGTTCGTGCATGACCACTCAGGTTCACCCTTTCGGTTGACGATCAGGGTGGGCGAGGTGGTCAGTTGCTTGAGCTTGTTGTTTCCCGCCAAGCTCTGCGACCGCGAGCCCGCTCTAGTCACCTCGTTGATGTTGACGAACTGCTTGGTGCTGTAGATGCTGTTGAACGTGGATTCCAGCTGTTCGCGCCCTATCTCAACGTAGTTCCGCATGCCGTAGATACGCCCGATCATTTCACAGAGCCAGCTCTTGCCTGTGCCCGGAGGGCCGACCAGAACCGTGTTGGTCATCAGCTTGGCCCCGAGGTTCTGAATGGGGTAGGCGAGCCATTGGCAGAACCACGTGCGGACGGCCTCATCACGGATATTGTTCGCCAGCACTTCGAGGAACAAGCCGACATCCCCGACCTCGGGCTCTACGCCCATGCCATCCCACTTGTTGAAGAACTCAGGCACCTTGATGCGAGGCTCGCCGGGTTCGTACACCAGATTGTGAACCTTGTTGCGACCATGCCACTTCATCCACGCGTCGGCAACGCTGATAGCACGGACCCCGTCCCCGGATGCGTTGGGGACCATAGCTATCCTGTCCGAGTACGCGCCCTTGACGAACACGTTGGAGGACCAGACATGCCCCTGCTCCATGTGAACAACGGAGTGCGACTCGTGCACCCACACGACCTCGCTATTCAGCTCTACGATTGCGGCCATGAGCTCGCTAGCATCTATGACCTCCCCTTCGCCTTCCAGGAACTCTGTGGCCCACTCGTCCCCAAGAGCAGCACGAGCGTCGTCGAAGCCCCAGTCGGTACCATCAACTCGCTGGGGAAGCGCGAGAGCTATCGGGGGGCGAATGTCTGGGATGCGGTGGACGAGCGCGCCAGCGAGGCGATTCTCGGCGAGTTGCACATCCCTGTTGGACAGGCGATTGGAGTCGAACACTATGACAGGCTGCAGATTCAGCTCGCGCCAAGGAAGCTGTTCGATCTCTGGCAGCAGAGGGAGGTTGTGCTTCACAGCGCTGAAGCCTCGCACCCCATTGAGCCCGATGCTGTACATCCCCAGCGCGGCCCCGTTGATGGACTTGATTACGCTCTCATGGAAGTAGACGCGTGACCCAGTCGGTATCTTCGACCAGTCGTTAATTAGAGGGAAGTAGGGTCTGATCGGCTCGTTCTTTGGAGTGCCGAGTTTGCCGAGGGCCTTGCCCCCCACGAGGGTGGGAGTGAACTTGCCACTCTGCTTGTCTATCCATCGCACCGTGGAGTAGTCCATCGGCTGACGGTGAATGTCGTAGTAGGGGAACTCTAGGCCGCAGCGATTGAAGCCGTTCGTGAACTTCGCACTGAGCTCTGTAACCCCTCTGAACTCGATATTACAGTCCCGCGCTATCTGCTTTGTGATACCCCGAGTGCGGAGGTACTCTTCGCCGTACTTGAAGTCAGGCGTCAGTTCGTTTGGGACAAAACTCATTGCCCAGACCTTTCTCTTGCTCAACCGGCGCAAGTGTGCTATAATGATAGCTTCTCTTGCGCTTGGACCAACAACCGGTCCTTAGAGGGGGCAGCTAGTCACTGTCCCCTCTTCTTTTGACGCAAGGCCTCGGAGGCGCCAACGCCCCGAAGTCCCCATTGTACCATGTTGACAGTCTGTTTGCAAGGGGCTTGACGTCATTATTTTCCAGAAGTCGCCAACTCAGGCCGTGTAACAGTGACGCATGACAGTTGCGCTTGACTTCCGCCGAGGCTATAATGGGGGTGCGGGCAAGGTGCCCGTTCACTGGAGACGTTCAATGAAGTTCCCCCTGTACCCCGAGCACCGTGACCTCATTGGTCACACGATTGTCGCGGAGGGCAAGAGCCCCCGCATCAAGCACATCGTGGTGTTCTCGTACCCGGACGGTGTCCGCGCCTACGATGGCAAGGAGTGGCGTGCGATCCCCAAGGCGCCGCCCGTGATGCTGCCGAACCCGTTCGGTGGCCCGGACCTCCCGGCCCCCACGCCCGTCTAGCATGCGGGAGCTCAAGGGCCATACGAGTGTGTGGGACATCCCGCGCACTTCAGCCTTCCACGGACCGTACCGGCGTAAGAGCCGGGACTGGACGTGGCCTATCCTCATCATCACCATAGGAGCGCTTCTGTGCGCACTGATCACACGATAGTCAAGCGCTCGCCCTACAGCGGCGAGATCAACACCCTGACCCTCAACTACGACGATGCGGACTACGCTCGTTGGGAGGCCGGGGAGCTCATCCAAAACGCGATGCCGTACCTCACGCCTGACGAGCGGGAGTTCTTGATGACCGGCCACACTTCGGAAGACTGGACGGCGATCTTCGCCCCCACGCCCCCCGAAGCGGCCAACGACGACAAGCACGACTAGCGTGAAAGTCGCCATCACCATTGCAGTGATCGTGGCCGGCCTCGTGCTGGCCTACGATGCATATCAGTTTTTCAACCGCGTCTGCATGACCGACATAGAGTGTGGGTGCACAGACGATTGCCTGGAGCCAGCGAAATGAGATCAGTTACCCCCATGACCTTGGAAGAGGTCGCCCACGTTGCTCCTTCCGTGCTCACGCGCGAGAAGGCGCCCACCCTCTTCAACGCCTACGAGCACGTCGGCAGCTGGGAGGTCATCGAAGCCCTGATGGACAGCGGGTACGGCATCAGCCGCGCCCAGCAGATCGATGTCAAGGCCGACGGCCTGATGAAGCGCTTCTCGAAGCACATCGTCTGCCTGCGCCCCATGACGGCGTTCCGCGAGTTGCACCGGGGCGAGTACATCCCGGAGATTGTCTTCCGCGCCGCGCACGACGGCAGCTCCGCCATCCACATGTCAAACGGCCTGTTCCGGGTCGTCTGCAGCAACGGCATGATGGTCAGCGAGGGGAAGATGAATAGCTTCCGCATCCCGCACAAGTCGGGGGCGCGTGAGGCGGCCATCAGGGCGGCCTACGCTATCGTGGAAAGCTCCACCCGCCTGGACGCCAAGGTGGAGGAGATGCAAGCGCGGGAACTCACCGAGGATGAGCAGTGGCAGTTCGCTCGCTCGGCGCTGCCGCTGCGCTTCGAGAAGGACGCCAACCGCTACGACCCCAGCGTGCTGTTGACTAGCCGTCGGGTGGAGGACGCCGGCAACAACCTCTGGCGCGTGCTGAACCGCATCCAGGAGAACCTCACCAAGGGAGGGTTCCCGGCCTTGGAAAGCGCCCGCCGCCCCACGGTCACGCGGGAAGTGGGCAGCATCACGCTGGACGTGGCAATCAACACCGGCGTCTGGGCGCTGGCCGAGGAGCTTCTGTGAGAGCCAAGAAACAACATCCGTGGCTCGCCGCTCGTGGCATGGACAAGCCGTCCATCGTGCTGCGCATCGACGACTATCACACCCGGCCGCTGAGCCGGGGGCAGTTCGTTCCGGGCGTGCGCCTGGACGACAAGCAGAAGGCGATCTGGCCGAACCAGGAGCTCGCGGCAATGGCCGCTGAGTGGGCCACGAAGCACTTCGGTCACACCTACGCTGTCTTTACGATGGTTGCCATCGTGGAGCACGAGGAGCCCCCGCTGAAAGTCACGCCGGTATGACGCGTGACTATATGTGCCTCGGCTGCGGCCGGGGCATCCAGCACTGCATCTGCCCGGCCCCCGAGGACACGGGGACCAGAATGCTTCTGGCGATGTACCGTGAGATGCGCTGCAACATCAGCGAGATCGAAGGGTACCTCGGCCGGGTGGAGCTGGAGGAACAAAAGGACTTGGACAAGGCCGTCACGGTGATGAAGGTCGGGGCCAAGATGATGAAACGCGTCCTCCGCAAGCGCGGGGTGAAGGGACGCATCAAGCAGGAGCGCCAAGAGTGAAAGGTGTGTTCATCCCTACGAGGCCCTTCCTCATCACCTATCCGGGGTGCTGGGACGGCCATGCCAAGACCCGGGAGGGGGCGATCAACGCTGCCTCGCGGCACTGCGTGAGTGACGGCTACCTCAGCGCCACCATCACGGACAAGCGCACGAACCAGGACATCGCCCGCGTGCGGGTGAGCAGGGACCGCATGACGGTCACGGTGGAGGCCATCCGGCCCCTGAAGGGCTTCCAACTTAGGAGGGTCGCATGAACATGGCAGAAGCGTTGCAGGAAGCTGCCGCCCGCTTTGACCTTTACGACGACATCATCGTGAAGATCAAGTTCGGCAAGCTCACCAAGAACGAGGAGTACGAGCAGCTCGGTCGCATGTGGGCGCTGAAGCCCCCGGCGATCAGGCCGCCCGACACCTGCCCCTACTGCTGGAGGTCGCACCTCACGGACCACGAGGCGGGGTGCCCACGCGACCCGAAGGCGGGGTGAACGTACTCTTCTGGATAAGCGCCATCCTGCTCATCTGGGCCATCGTCAAGTGGCTCATTTGGAGCGACCGCCACTACACGGAGAAGAAGGCCATTCGCGAGAAGGCCCGGAGGAAGTGGGAGAAGGCCCACCCCGATTGGTACCGCGAGGTGGGATTCATGGGGCGTGAGGCCCGTGATGAACGCCAGCGGGCCATCGACCTCCTCGCCGCCAACATGGAGAAGGAGCTACTGAAATGAAAGTGTTCTGGGACCGGTGCCTGATGATCTTGGGCATCGCGTTCCTCATCTTCACCATCTTCGTCGGGGGCTGTCAACTCATGGGCGACCTCGGCATCTGGGCCTACCTCTTCCCCTACAAACCATGATCACAACTCAACCGCTTGGTGACATGCCCAAGTCGTGCATGACCTGCGTGCACTTCGTAGCCACAAAGAAGATCTTGTGGATCATCCCAATCGGCCTCAGGCACCCGAGGTGCTCAGCCGTTCGTGAATACAACGGCGACATGGCGTTCACGCAGCTCGAGCGCGCCGGCTACAACGAGGGCCACCCGCATCACTGCGGCCCCGAGGGGAAGTTCCACGCCAACGCCTACGTTCACAACTGGCCCGATGGGGTGCCTGAGCTGTAGGATCGGCGGAAAATAACCCTTGCTCCACCGCGTCATCCACGGTATAATGGCCGGTGGGCGAAACCACGCATAGGACATCATTCATATGACATCGAACATAACGACGTTAGCTGTGATGGTTGACGACTACATCCGCCTGCGCGAAGAGCGATTGAGCTTGGAGCGGCAGGCGGAGGCCATCAAGGAAAAGGAAACGGCACTCAAAGCCGGTCTCATCGAAGCCCTCAGCACCCATCAGGCTGGGGGCGTGGCGGGTCGCACGCACCGCGTCACCCTCCGCAAGAAGAGCACTCCCCAAGTCCAGGACTGGGCGAAGCTCTACGACTACATCAAGGCGAACAACGCCTTTGACCTCATCCAGCGCCGCCTGAGCGCCCCGGCCGTCGTGGAACGGTGGGACGTTAAGGAGGACATCCCTGGAGTTATCCCCGTGAGTTTCACGGACATCAGCATCAACAAACTTTGATCGGGCTACATCATGGCAGAGAAGGAACCTGGAACAGCGGTCGTCAACTGGGCCGACACGATGGCGAAGTACGCCGTCGCGGTGGCTAAGAGCGAGGCCCCGAGCAGCAGCTACATCAGCCTCAAGGCGGGGATGCTCAGCTATCAAGGCAACCCGGTGCCGAACAACAAGCTCGAGGTGGTCATCCTGGACGCCGCCTACGAGAACACGTTCTACGTCGGCAAGTACGACCCGAACAACGTCCGCAGCCCCGAGTGCTTCGCGCTGAAGCGTGTCAACCTCGAGAACCCTGAAGACGGCCCCGAGGACATGGCACCGCACGACCTGTCGGCCGACAAGCAGTCGGAAGGCTGCATGACCTGCCCGAACATGAAATGGGGCAGCGATCCGGGCGGCGGTCGGGGGAAGGCTTGCCAGGAGCGGCGCCGGCTCATCATGATTCCGGCCAACGCCATCGAAACGGCCGACAAGGTGCTGACCGCCGAGGTTGCCATCATGAAGCTGCCGGTGACCAGCGTCAAGTTCTGGGGGAACTACGTCAACACCATCGCCACGCTCAACCGCCGGCCCCCGTTCGCGCTCGTTACGGAGATCGGCACGGTCCCCAACACCAAGAGCCAGTTCAACGTGACATTCACGGCCAAGACCGCGCTGCCCGACGGCGTCATGGAAGCCATCATGCGTAAGCGTGAGATGGCTCTGGCCGCGCTGCTCAAGCCGTACGACCCGAACGGCGAAGAAGAGGAAGCGGCCCCGCGCAGCCAGAAGCCGGCGAAGTACTGATGGAACCGCCCATCACGCTGGACTTTGAAACGGATGCGATTCAGCCGTGGCCGAACTACCCGCCGAAGCCTGTTGGACTAGCGATTCGCTGGCCTGACGGGCGTCAGCAGTACATCGCCTGGAGGCATCCGAAGGGGAACAACGGCACCCGCGAGGAGGCGGAGGCCGTGCTTCGGCAGGTGTGGGACAGTCCCATGCTGTTCCACAACTCGGCCTTCGACATCGAGGTCGCGATGAAGGAGTTCGGCCTGCCGTACCCTCGGTACGTGCAGGACACGCTCTTCCTGCTGTTCCTCTACGACCCCCACGCCATCAGCCTCAGCCTGAAGCCGAGCAGCGAGCGGCTCCTCAACGTGCCCCCAGACGAGCAGAAGTCGCTGGAGCAGTACATCCGGAGCAACATCCGCAACGTGAAGGAGTGGGGCG